CATAACGCAAAATAAAAAATTTGGATATTTAACGGAAACAACGACAGCAGTTTATACCCCTAGCTCTATTACACCAGCAGCTTCTATAGTGCCTACAGAGAGAATACCTAAAATGAAAATAATAGACTTCTTGTCTAGCATATTCAAGATGTTTAACCTTACAGCTTATGTTGTCCGTGATAGAAGCGACTCTGATTACGGTAAGATAAAGGTTATGGATTTAAACAGCTATTACGATGACAGCCCAGCTATATTTGATATAAGTAAATACACTGAAACTTCTGAGTTAGATATTGAAACAACAATTCCGTTTACAGAATTAAACTTTAAGTACGAAGAACCCAGTACGTTACTTTCGCTTCAGCACAATGAAAAGTTTAATGATATATTCGGAAACGCTGAATATAAACCATCAAATGTTGATAGAGGTGATAATCCTTATGAAGTTAAGGCTGGTTTTGAACACCTTAAATTCGAGAGGTTATTTGATGAAAACGATGGCACAACTCTCACAGATATATTATGCGGATATTCGGCAGGAGACAACTTCAAGCCAGATGCTGATGTTGACCCAAAAACAGGTGACTATGAACCTGTATTAACTAAACCTCTTTTATTTTATGGTATTAGGGTTACTGGATTAGCTGGAGATAAGGGTATAAGCTGGTTGGCTGGTGGTTCCACAAGTGAACTATCCACATATTGGAGACCGTCAAATACTTGTGAGAACGGAAGTGTATCTACAGCAGCAGCCTTTACGATAAACTTCGACAACGAGAAGGATGAATGGAATTTAACTGATTATGGTGGTTCTACAAACTCACTATTCTCTAAATTTTATAGGTCTTATGTTGAGGATATTTTTGACCCAAGGAAAAGGATATTTAAAGTAACAGCACACCTGCCAAACAGTGTGCTGCTTAATTACGAACTAAACGACAGATTTCAGATAGGAGATAAAGTATTCACAATAAACTCAATAAACACCAATCTAAAGACAGGAAAGTCTCAATTAGAATTATTAAACGTATTATGATAAAACACATTTTAGATTTATTGAAGTTAGATGATTACTATGGCGTGTCTCCTTATATCGACATCGCCAAAGGGAAGTATCAAGCACCAAGAACATTAAAAGAATCACTTAATAAAACAAAGAGATGGCACTAGGAAGAGGAGAGTATTTAATTGAAATAAAACAAGTTGGTGGTGGAGAGGTAGAAGTGACTATGAATGGGGTTGCCACGTCACTAAAGCAGGTTAACACGGAAATTAAAAAGATAAGAACAAGCTCAAGTGGAGCCAGTTCAGGTTTTAATAAAGTAGGCGATGCTGCACAAGCAGCTGCTAAAAAAAATCAAGACCTTATATCTTCTTCGGGTCTTGCTGGTGCTACGCTTGTTGAAACTGGTAGGTTGATATCGGATTTACCTTTTGGTATTACTGCGGTAACGAACAACTTATCTCAGTTGTCTACTTTGTTTATTACACTTGCATCTAAAACAGAAGGTGCTGGTAAAGCCTTTAAGCTCCTTGGACAACAGCTTAAAGGACCTCTAGGATTTGTTTTAATATTTCAAGTCTTAATAAGTTTACTCCAAGCATACCAAAAAGAGATATTAGGATTCATAAAAGGAACAAAGGGTGCTAACGAAGCTACTAAGGAGTTATCGAAAACAGTAGACGGACTTACTGAAAAGCTAGAGGAAAACAACAAGGTATTTAAGGAAAGAAGTGAGGCTGAAAAAGAATTGATAAAATTACAATCACTTTTAGGTGATTTAGATTCTAAAAATGCAAGGACACAATTTAGAGTTCAAGGTCAAATAAAAACGAGGATAGCAGCTCTAAAATTATTAGGTGTTGAAGTAGACCGTAGCAGATTAAAAGAAGAGGGTTATATAGATACTTTATTAACTAGCGTTGAAACAGCTGAAGAAGTGTCTCAAGGGTTAGAAGACAGGAGAATCCAATTATCTGTAGATAGAATTTTAGGGAGGACTAGTCCCGTAGAATTAGCGCAAAGAGAGTTAGATTTATTTATAGATACCCAAAAAGAACTTAACGTCAAAATAGAGGACTATGTAAAGACTGAAGAGTTCAGAACGTTAGTAGCAAAAAGAGACAAGGCAATTATTGATGCTAGACAGGTTGACCCTTTAGACATTGCTATACAGGCTAAGGGTGTTGTAGAACAACAAATAACAGGGGAAGTATTGTTAACGAAAGCAACCCAAGAAAATACTGATGCTAGAGTAAAACTAAGCGATAAAGAAGCTAATGCTAGACTTAGAAACTTAAGTAGAATATCTGGATTTTTAAGGAAAAGTGCAGATGCTTTTGGTGAGGCTACAGTGGCAAATAAAGCGATAAGTGTTGCTTCCGCAACAATAGATGCTTATGTAGCATATCAAAGAGTTTTAGCCGAAAAATCCTTAACTGGTCCTTTAAGATTTATAGCAGCTGCTGCTACACTAGCTGCTGGTTTAGCAAACGTAAAAAAAATAATAGATGTTAAGGTTCCTGGTAAATCAGATAAGTCAGTTTCATCGGGTGCCGCATCAACAATAGCAGCTCCAGACTTCAACGTAGTAGGTGCTTCAGCAACCAATCAGTTAGCGGAGTCTGTTGCTGGTCAACAATCCAGACCATTAAGAGCTTTTGTTGTGGGTAAAGATATAAGCACACAGCAAGAACTTGACAGGAACATAAACAACACTGCCTCATTCGGTGGATAAGAACAAAAACTAACTTAGTAAGTTATTTATATATGGAAGAAATAAAAGTAATCGAGCTTATAATTGACGAGGAAAACGAAATCAGTGGAATAGACGCTATTTCAATCGTAGACGACCCTGCGATACAGGAAGACTTCATTATGCTCAGTTCACAGGAGGTAAAACTAGCGGAAGTAGACAAGGAGAAGAAGATTCTTATGGGTCCTGCTCTAATCCCTAACAAAAAGATATATCGCAGAACTGGAGATGATGAATACTTTATATACTTCTCTAAAGATACCGTCAGAAAAGCCTCAGAGCTTTTCCTGACTAAAGGAAATCAGAATAATGCTACCTTAGAACACGATGGAGACCTAGAAGGCTTATCGGTTGTAGAATCTTGGATTATAGACGATACAAACCAAGATAAGTCTCGTAAATATGGCTTTGACCTGCCCAATGGTACTTGGATGGTCTCTATGAAGGTATATGATGATGAGATATGGTCTGATTATGTCAAAACAGGTAAGGTAAAAGGATTTAGCATTGAAGGACGCTTCGCAGATGCTATGGAAAGACCACAAGAGCAACTTCCTGAGCAAGCTGAACTTGAAGCACTAGAGATTTTAGAAGAGTTAGCAGACGCTATAGACGTAGATTTAGAAACATACTCAGATTATCCTGAAGGTGTCAGAAATAACGCTAAAAACGCTCTAGAGTACGCTAAAAAGAATGGGTGGGGGTCTTGCGGAACGCCCATAGGAAAACGAAGAGCTGCCCAAATCTCTAAGGGTTCTAATTTGAGTGTAAGCACGATAAAAAGAATGAGAAGTTTTTTACTAAGACACGCAAAAGACTTAGAGGTGTCTACCAGCTACTCAGATGGCTGTGGAAAGCTAATGTATGATGCTTGGGGCGGTAAAGCAGGTCTTAGATGGGCTACTTCCAAACTAAAAGAGTTAGGCGAGATAGAATTAGAATCTATGGTGATAAGCGATGATATGGCAATCATAGATGACCGACTTGCATACGCAACAAAGGAGCTTGCAGAGAAAGCAGCGCAAGATATCGGCTGTGAAGGACATCACACACACGATTTTGAGGGTAAGACTTGGTATATGCCCTGCAAAGAGCATAAATTAGAAGAGTTACAAAAATGCCCAAAGGGTTACAAAAAGGTTTATGGCAAGTGCGTTAAGATGGCGGAAGTAGGACCAAGAGGTGGAGTAAAAAAATCCCCTAAAGCTCCCAAATCGGACACTCCGAACCCTAGGCCAAAGGGTGAGGGGTCCGCTAAAGGCGATGCGTCTGGAAAAACAGGTGCTAAGGTATCTGCAAAGGACAGAAAAGCCCTACAAAAGAAGGCTGATGATTTTAACGAGCGTTATAAAGAAAAACTAGGATACGGAATAACCGTTGGAATGTTATCTTCTGTATTTCAGAGGGGTTTAGGGGCGTTTAATACGTCACACTCTCCAAACGTTAAGTCAGCTTCACAGTGGGCGCACGCCAGAGTAAATGCTTTTATGTATCTAGTAAGAAACGGAAGACCCCAAAACGCAAAGTATACTACAGACTATGATTTATTGCCTAAGAAACACCCTAAATCGTCAAAATGAGAAAGAAGTTTGAGACACCATCATATTCTAGCCCAAGAGGCGGTCGTAGAGGATGTTTATGTAAAGATGGCAAGACCTACAGCAAAAAATGCTGTGACGGTACACTTAGAGCGCAAGGCATAGGCAAAACTAGAGCCTGAAAATACAACAGTATCTTATTCCATTAGTTAAATATATAGTTAATTATTGTTTAACCCTATTAATTAGTATATGAAAGCTAACGAAATTGTAGAGCGTTTCAAGAACGTACTACTTAGCAATGAAGTTGAAGTTGAAGCTCCTGAAGTAAAAGAAGAAGCTGCTCCTGAAGTTGAAGAGCAAGTAGAACTTTCTGAAGACGTTAAGAACATCGAGGTTGAGGCTTCTGAAGAAGAAGTTGACGCTGGATATCACGATAAAATGGAGGAAGATGACGATATGGACAGGTATGCTACGAAAGAAGACCTTGCTAAAGCTATGGCTGAAATAAAAGGTATGATTGAAGAGCTTGCCGCACAGAAGGAAGAAGAATTGGAAGTTCCAACTGAACTTGCAAATCAAGAGCCTGCTGTTGAACCAATCGCTCACAGTCCAGAAGCAGAGGTTTCTAAGAAGCCCCTAAATTTATATGCACAGAAACGTGCAATGACTACTAAAGATATTGTATTTAATAAACTATTCAATTCATAAAAATGGCAACAACCACATCTATTACAACAACTTACGCTGGTGAATTTGCAGGGAAATATATTTCAGCAGCTTTATTGAGCGGTAAAACATTGGCAGAAGGTGCAATCACCGTAAAGCCAAATGTTAAATTTAAAGAGGTAGTAAAGAAAATTTCTACAGATGCAATCGTAAAGGATGCAACTTGTGATTTCGACCCTACGTCTACACTTACACTAACTGAGCGTATCCTTCAACCTGAAGAGTTCCAAGTGAACCTTGAGCTTTGTAAGAAGGACTTCCGTTCTGACTGGGAAGCAGTACAAATGGGATATTCTACATTTGACAACTTACCTCCTTCTTTTGCTGATTTCTTAATCGGTCACGTAGCTGCTAAAGTAGCACAAAAAACTGAGCAAAACATTTGGGGTGGAGTAAACGCTAATGCAGGTGAGTTTGACGGTCTTACAGTGCTTATGGCTGCTGACTCTGACGTAAATGACGCTGCTAACGGTTCTGAGACTAGCTATACTTCTTCTAACATTGTAACTTTGTTCGGAAATGTAGTTGACGCTATTCCTTCTGCTGTTTACGGTAAAGAAGACTTAACTATCTATGCTCCAACTGCTGCTGTTCAGGCGTATGTTCGTGCATTAGGCGGATTTGGTGCTTCAGGCTTAGGTGCTGCTGGTACAGGTAGCCAAGGAACTCAGTGGTACAATATGGGGAATGCACTTTCTTTTGAAGGTATCAAAGTTCAGCAAACACCAGGTATGCCATCTGACCACATCGTTGCTGGCGAGGCTTCTAACATCTACTTCGGCACAGGTCTATTAGCTGACCACAACGAAGTTAAGTTGTTAGATATGGGTGACTTAGACGGTTCTCAAAATGTAAGAGTTATTATGCGATTTACTGCAGGTGTACAATACGGCATCGGTAGTGACCTTGTGTTACAAACTCTAGCATAGTAAAATAAATTGTTAAACATAGAAGGGTAGGTAAGCCTTAAAGCCTACCTGCCCTTTTTTAATACCTAAAAATAATTATGGCTTGTGATTTAACTAGAGGGCGTAAAGAACCTTGTAAAGATGTAGTAGGCGGAATAAGAGCTGTATACTTCACAGACTTCGGTGATTTCGGTACTGTTACACAGACAGACGATGAGATTACCGATATGACAGGTACTTTTACTGCCTTCAAATACGAAGTAAAAGGAAATTCTTCTCTTGAGCAGACAATTAATGCTTCTCGTGAGAATGGAACTTCTTTTTATGAGCAAACACTTAACCTAACTCTACATAAACTAAGTAAAGAGGACCACAAAGAGATTAAAATCTTGGCTGCAGGTCGTCCGCACATTGCTGTAGAGGACTATAACGGAAATGTTATGGTGGTAGGTTTAGAGCACGGTGCTGATGTATCTGGAGGTACAATTGTAACTGGAGCTGCTATGGGGGACCTAAGTGGATATACGCTTACGTTTACCGCACAGGAAACTAAGCCTGCTAATTTTGTAGCTAGCCCAACGGCTGCTGACCCATACGCAGGAATGTCAAGTGCTACTGTAACTGTAACTGTAGGAACTAATTCTTAAACATAGTACCTTCTTAAACGCAATAGGCCCTACCTTACGGTGGGGCTTTTTTGTAAACAAATAACCGGCCTTTAAGTTATATATATATGAAAGTGTTACTTCCGTCAACAAGCTCACAGACGCTTAAGATTATCCCTCGCTCTTATGTAGAGGCGAGTAATCTTAGTTTGGTTATAAAAGAAGACGGTACGGGCAAAACAGAAACGCTTACCAGCCTTACCTCAACGATTGACGGTAACTACATAAGCATCCCTTGTACGTTCTCAATACTATCTGAAGGTAGTCTTTATTTTATGGAGCTGAAACAAGGATCAAGTTTGCTTTTTAGGGATAAGGTGTATGTAACCTCACAGACAGACAGAAAGCAAAAACAAACAATTAACAGTGGTAAATATACAGAACACACTGCTGCTCCAACAGGACAGAAATATATAACAGTTTAATATGGCCAGAAAGAAAAAATCAGAAGGAGCAATAAGAGTAGTTAACCTGCAAGGCTACACCATTCCTGAGATAAAAGAAGACTACCGCAATGATTGGGTAACATACGGAGAAGATAATAACTACTTCGGAGACCTAATAGACAACTATCTTAGCAGTCCAACTAACTCTTGTTGTATCAACGGTATCGTAGATATGATTTACGGTAGGGGCTTAAGCGCAACAGACAGCGAGGAGAAGCCTGAGATGTTTGCTAGATTCAAAATGATATTAAAAGACGAAGAAGTAAAAAAGTTAGTCAATGATTACAAGTTACTTGGCCAAGCTGCCGTTCAAGTTGTATACAATAAAAGCAAAACTAGAATCACTTCTCTTACGCATTTTCCTATGGAAACGCTAAGAGCGGAGAAAGCAGACGAAGGAAGAATAAACGCATACTACTATCACCCTAAGTGGAGTGAGTATAAGCCATCTGACAGCCCTAAAAGAATACCTACATTTAGCAACGGTAAACCCAGTGAGCTTAGAGAACTTTATATTATTCGTCCTTACAGACCAGGGTTTTATTACTATGCACCTGTAGATTACCACGGATGTTTACAGTATTGCTCGCTTGAAGAGGAGGTATCTAATTACCATATAAACAATATTCTTAATGGGCTTCAACCGTCACTTCTAATCAACTTCAATAACGGAGTTCCTGACGAAGAAGCACAACAGCTTATAGAAAACAAAATACAAGACAAGTTCGGAGGAACGTCTAACTCAGGTAAGTTTATACTAGCGTTTAATGAAGACCCTGAACGTGCAGCAGACATAGAGCCAATCCATTTACCAGACGCTCACGCACAATACCAATTTCTGTCTGACGAGGCTCGTGAGAAGATTATGCTTGGACACAGAGTCGTTTCTCCGATACTGCTTGGAATAAAAGATAATACAGGCTTTGGGAACAACGCAGAAGAGCTTAGAACGGCTTCTGTGCTTATGGATAACATTGTTATTAGACCGTTCCAAGAAAAGATAATAGAGTGCCTTAAAATGATTCTGGCATTCAACGAGATTGACCTTAACCTGTACTTTGTTACGCTACAGCCGATTGAGTTTACTGAGCTAGACAATATCGAGACTAAGATTAAGCGTGAAGAAGAAACGGGAGAGAAGCTGTCGGCAATAGACCGAGTAAAGTCACTATTTAAAAAGAAAGAAGATGAAGGCACTGTTCATAACGACTGATGATTTAAGGCGCAAGTCGCTTGTAGGTGGTACTGTAGATGCCGACAAGTTTATTCAATATATTGAGGTCAGCCAAGATATCCATATACAGAATTATCTAGGTACTGTACTGTATGACAAAATTCAACAGTTGATTGTAAATGGCCAGGTAGACCTACCTGCGAATGCAGACTACAAAACGCTCCTAAACGAATATTTAACACCGATGCTTATTTGGTTTGCTCAGTCAGACTATTATATGTTTGCATCTTACCAAGTTAGTAATGGAGGTGTATTTAAGCATCGTAGCGAGTCTTCAGAGACTCTCTCGATGCAAGAGGTACAATATCTAGTAGAGAACTCACGCAATAAGGCAGAGTTCTACACAAGGAGGTTTTTAGATTATATGACGTTCAACAACGACCTGTATCCTGAGTACAATGCTGCCAATAACGAGGGTATGTATCCAGACAAGTCAGATAATTTCAATAGTTGGGTATTATGATATATAAACCAAAGAAACAAAACATAATTAAGCTAAAACAGTTTTTAAATAGATGCCAATACCAGAACCAAAATCAGGAGAAGAGCAAAGGGAATTTATACAAAGATGTATTGTCCAAATAAGTTCGGAATACGGTAAGGATCAAGCATTGGCTATTTGTTATAAAAAATATAGAGAGAAATAATGGCGTACGGAAAGATATACGAAACAACATACTGGGGATTTGTAAGTAGCACTTGGGGAAGTATTTACCAAAGTATTGCACAAACCCTCAACAGGGTTACAGCAGAAAACGGAGATTTTCTAATAGCTGAAAACGGGGATAATATAATTATAGAAGAATAAAAAATGGCAAATAAAAAATTTAGTGAGTTTACGCTCAAAACAGATAGTGCAAACGTAGACTTCTTAGTAGGTTTCGAGGGTACTGATAACGTAAGGATAGCACCAAGCAATTTAGGCGGTGGTGGTGCATCGTCTTTAAACGGTTTAAGTGATGTTTTAATAGATGGCACTTCTACTTATATAGTAAACGTTCCAAGCGGTTTAAGTAGTAACCCTTCAGACAATACTGTTGTTGGTAATAATGCAGGGGAAGCTATTACTTCAGGGTCAAGGCTGACTATATTAGGTCAAAACGCAGGTAGTGCTGTCAGCAGTTCAATTAGAACTGTTATAATAGGACACGATGCAGGGAAAAGTATTACTACTAATGGATGGGATAGTGTACATATAGGAGATGCAGCAGGTCAAAATGTAACTGGTCAAAAAAACACCTCCGTTGGAAAAGACGCAATGTTAAAAGCATCAGGAACTTCTGATAATTCGGAATGTACAGCGATTGGTCAAAGAGCGTTGAGGGCTTTGCGAACAGGTAACCAAAACACAGCTTTAGGTGCTTCGGCAGGAGATGAAATGCAAACAGGTAGTAATTCAACAATGATAGGCTATCACGCACAAGCATCAAGTACATCCGCATCTAATGAAATTACTCTTGGAGACAGTAATATCGCTACGTTAAGATGTGCAGTTACCTCTATAACTTCTTTATCTGACGAAAGAGATAAGTCAGAAATAAAAGATTTACAATACGGATTAGATTTTATTAACAGCCTACAACCAAGAGAGTTTATTTGGAATAACAGAGCTGAAACAAGAACAAATACAGACATAGATGGAAACGAAACAGAAGTAGAATTTTATTCAGCTAATAAAGGAAAAAAAGACTTCGGTTTTATAGCACAAGAAGTACAGTCAGTAGATGATGATACTTTAAGGCTTGTCTATGATGAAAACCCTGATAAGTTAGAAATGAGTTACGGTAAACTTGTTCCTATTCTTGTCCAGGCTATAAAAGAATTAAAAGCAGAGGTTGAATTATTAAAAGGCTAATGCAAATAACTGACGAACAAATACGACGTATAAACACAATTCTTAACTCGTTGCCTATTGCTTATATAGCACAGGTACAAGAAATCGTAAAGATATTCAACGAGAGTAAAGAGGAGGAAACAGATGAATAATGGCTCTATCTGACATATATCAAAAAGCTACATTAGTACAGATACCAAGCGGTTACAAGGCTGCTGATGCTGAATTGTATTCAGTTGTTCCTAATACTACCGCAGGGGATTTTACTGTTTCGGTAGCTGCAGATGCCACAAGAGTAAACAAAGATGGTTTAGTTGAAAGCGTAGCAGCAAACCAAGCAAGGCTTAACTATGACCCTACAAACCCACAAGACCCTACTTTACTACTAGAGCCTACAAGAGAAAATATATACACATATAGTCAAGATTTAGGTCAAGGAACTACACTTACTAACACATCAGTTGATAATGATAACACAACCTCTCCAAATGGCTCTTTGACAGGAAACAAACTAACACAAACAAGTGGTGCATCAATAAGAAAAACGTTAAGTTCTTTAAGTGGAACTTATGCTTTGTCGTTCTTTGCTAAAAAATCAGATTTAAGATATTTAAATGCAAGAACTTTATTTGTTCTTGATGGAACTACTCCTGCCAATGGCAACACTATTATCGACCTTGATACAAATACGATAGCATACAAAGGCACAAATGTAACAAGCGCAACAATAGAGCAATATCCTAATAACTGGATAAAAGTAGAAATAATAGCTACTGATAACGCCTCTGGAAGTGCTGACTTGATTGATTTCTTTTTTACTGATAGCGACACAAGCACTCAATCATCAGGTGTGGCAGGTAATGGATTTATGTGGGGTGTGCAGTTTGAAAGTGGTAGTTACGCAACTTCATATATACCAAACCTTTCGTTAGAAAGCACCACAAGAACACAAGATAGATGTATAAATGGTGGAGATGATGCTTTATTTAACGATAGCGAGGGTGTTTTGTTTGCGGATTTAGAGGCATTAGGCGAAGGAACAACGGTAAGGAAAATATCCCTTTCTAATGGCAGTACAGATTTTGTAAACTTTAATTTCAACGCAACTTCAGGTAGGGTTGATTTTGAGTTTGGTAGCACATCTAATAGCTTTTATATTGTAAATTCAACAGGACACACCTTAACTAATAGAAACAAAATAGCTATAAAATATAAGAGTGGAGACACAGATTGCTATATAAATGGAACTAGAGTTACAGGCAGTATTGGTACATTTACTTTAAGCGGTTTAGATAGACTTAATGCCGAAGGTAGAGCAACAAATGGCACACAAAGTATGTATGCTAAAATACATCAACTAATGGTATTCAACGAAGCACTAACAGACAGCGAACTAACAACACTTACAACGTAATGGAACTATTCAAGAAATACGAGTTTAGCTCTAAGGAACAGGCAGAGCAAAAGATTGCCTCGCTTCCACATAGCAAGATAGACGGACACTCTTACTTGGAGGGTAACCACGCTATTGTCCATATAGGACATATCGTTACTAATGAGCCTGTGTGGGATGATGAAAATGATGAGTGGTCAGTAGAGCCTGAATACGCAGAAAAGTACAGCGTAGATGTACTGTGGAATGATTTAGACGAAAGTCCTTATGGATGGAAGTCTTACGAAATAACCGTTGAAGGAAACGGTGTACACACCTTTTTAGGTAGAAACTTTTAATTATGGACTTAACTACTTTGAGAGTATACATACTTAATATATCGGCAATGACCGTAAGCACTTTTAATATCGTAGAAGATAGTCTTAAAATATTATTGCTTTTGGTGTCGATTGGATATACTGTTCAAAAGTGGTGGGAGATAAAAAAAAAAATAAATAACTAAAAGTTATAACTTTAGGGCATTATAATAACCTATGAAGTATTTTAATTACAGCGAGTTTGACAGTCCTGACGTACGGGGTAGTGGTCAGCTAATGGATAAAAATTTGCTTTTAATGTTAGACGAGGCTAGAGATAAGTTTGACAAGCCTATACACATAAACAGCGGATTTAGAACGCCTTCACATAACGAGGTTGTTGGCGGTGTAGAAACTAGCAGCCATCTAAAAGGTTTAGCGGTAGATATATCGTGTAACAATAACTCTGATAGATTTGATTTAATTAACTGCCTTTTGGATGTGGGCTTTAGCAGGATCGGAGTGGCAAAGACTTTTATACACGCTGATATAGACTTCGATAAAACACAAGGCGTAATCTGGACATACTAATGAAAAAGATATTTCAAGCCATTACAGGCGGTTTACTGAAGGATATTGGAAGGGTAATAGACAACCTCCATACAAGTGATGAAGAACGCTTAGAAGCCAAGCAAAAGCTTCAGGAGCTGCTTGAGCAAGCCGATAAGGAAGCGCAAGACCAAGTCACAGAGCGTTGGAAGTTAGATATGCAGTCGGACTCGTTCTTGTCAAAGAACATTCGTCCTCTGGTATTAGTATTCCTTACAGTGATGTTTACGCTGTTTGCTTTTACGGATGGTAACATCGGAGGTTTTGAGGTACAAAAAGAGTATATTCCAATATTCCAAAGCTTATTAATCACAGTATACGGTGCTTACTTTGTAGGTAGAACTTGGGAAAAGAGTAAGAAAAGTGGCAAAGAAGATAGATAGCGCCTACAGAGCAAATACAAGAAAGAAAAGACCGGGTGTGCATTCCAAGAATGCTTCACCAGGCAAAAGAGGACACAAGAAGGCTTACAGAGGGCAGGGGCGTTAATTCTTAAACGCAATAGGCTAATTCTTAAACGCAGTGGGTATACACGAACTTAGAAACTTCGAATACGAAGAGTTTGACTGTCGGTGGTGCGATAAGCACTCTACAGGATTTAAAAATATGGATAGGCATTTCCTAAAGATGTTGGATGAAGCGAGGGGTTTAGCCGAGCTAAAGTTCAAAGTGCTTAAGGGGTTTGTCTGTTACGGGTGCAGGGGTAAAATAAATGAGCTTGAGCATTCGTCACACCTTATCGGCAGAGCAGCCGTAATACAATGTAAACACTCTTATAAACGATATCGAATCATAGCAGCTCTTCTGGAGGCCGGCTTCACACGGATAGGCATACACCGCAACTACCTTTATGTAGATAATGATGATATGAAGGCTGATTCTATATTTGCATTCGATATAATACACGAAAGAAGTATAAAATAAATGGGCTAACCCCCTTAAAAGGGGTTACGCCCTATATTATATTATATATTATACTTATATTATATTATATATGTTATTATAATATTATATATTATATATACTATTACATACAAATAAATTGTATGTAATAATATTATATACTTTTCGGTTAAAAAACTTTTTATATATTAGCACCATAAAACAAAAAATATGACTGCAATACAAGAAATAAACTTCTATAATAATTTTGATTTACTTAGCCAAACCCTAAAAGACCACGACCCTCAGGTCGTGCAAGCACTGAATGAGATAGCTGTTTACGTAGCAGGCTTGCATATCGAAAACAGGGACAATCTAACATTCATAAGTAACCTTAAACAGGAGTGCCGCGAAAAGGATATAAAAATCGGTATGTTGTCTTTTAAGTGTGAGGAGTATGAGGAGATAAACGCATAACATCACTTTGTAAATTAAAAATAATATATATATTTGCAATATGACTACGCTAGTAAATAAGTTGGTTGCTATTCAGGGGAGACTGAAGGCACCAAAGAGCCAAAGAAATAACTTTGGCAAGTATAACTACCGAAGCTGTGAAGACATCCTAGAGGCTGTCAAACCGCTTCTCGCAGAGCAAGGACTTGTTCTGACTATTACAGACGAGATACAGGAATCAGGAGGTTGGGGAGACCAATCTGGCATTACATATGTAAATGCAACTGCTTCTATTACCGATGGTAAGGATAATATTTCTGTATCTGCTCAAGCTGGGGTTGACCCAAATAGAAAGGGAATGGATATTCCCCAATCATTTGGTTCTTCCTCTTCATACGCTCGCAAGTATGCGCTCAATGGTTTGTTCTTAATTGATGACACTAAAGACGCAGATGCGACTAATACACACGGCAAAGATGCGCTTGTTAAAAAAGCAAAGCCAATCTTAAAGCCAGGAACTGCTGAATACGATAAGGTTAAAGCCTATATGGACAAAGGAGGCAGTATAGATAAAGTTCAGATTAAGTATAAAATATCTGACTCAGCAATGATTAAATTAACAAGTAAATAAATAGATATGGCAGCATTAACTGAAATCTCAATCGATGTAAAGAAAATCGATAAAAGTAAATTATATAAAGGTCAATACCTTAACTTAGTAGTTTCAACTCGTGATGAGTTGACAGAATACGGGCAAAACGCCTCCGTATTTTACGCTCAGTCAAAAGAGGAGCGTGATGCTAAAACTAAAAAAGCCTATATCGGTAACGGCAAAGTTGTCTGGACCGATGGGAATGTAAAAACAGCTAAAGATTTGGCTCCAGCCAAAACCGAAACCCTTGACTCTAGTTTAGAGTTCTAGTGTTGTCTCTTTTGTTTGTCCGAAAGGGTGGTGTAATAGCCACCCTTTTTTAACCATTAACACCAAGAGATGACACCGCAACAGAGATTTGAACAACTTAGAAAATTAGCATACATCGACCCCTTCAAGGAGGTCGAGTATCCACCTATAGCAATCAGCTATGGTGAATATAAAACCAAAGATAAAACATACTACACGCCAATAGGCACTTACGGCAACTTCAGTTTTGTACAAGCACCCCCAAAGAGTAAAAAGACATTCTTTATATCTATGCTTGCAGGAGCATATTTAACAGACACGACTAAGTACACAGGCAACATAAGAGGACACAGAGATGGTAAAAGACTAGTACACTTTGACACTGAGCAAGGTGCGCCACACGCTCAGAGAGTATTTAAGAGAGTACTTGATATGTCAGGATACAATGGCTTAGAGTACGACACTTATGGACTTAGAACCTTTTCTACTCAACAGAGATTAGAGTTTATAGACTTGTACTTAGACTTATGTGGAGAAGATGTTGGTGTAATGATCGTAGACGGTATTGCTGACTTAGTGGTAGACGTAAACGACATAAGAGAGTCCAACGAAATCGTACAAAGGATAATGAGGTGGACTGC